TTGGGGGACTGCTATTTTGAGCCATTTTAGGCCCATTTTTCCTATAATATCATAGTAATTTAACCACGATTTTAGCCCGAATCAACCCGGATTTTCCCACAATATTATAGGAAATCCGGCTGATTTAGACGATATAATTGACGATTTTACCTCGTTTTTTAGCTTCATAATAGTCAATATTACCAATTTTGAACCCATTTATACGACGTTTTCGCCACATAAATAGGTCATCTTTAGCAGGATCCAGCTTCAAATCAGCACAAATATCATAGATATGTACGCCATGTTTGCACGAATATTGGATCTTTTGATGCATTTTCTCCAGATCTTCGTACTCAATTCCGTTCCTACTAAGCTCAGATACACCAGTTAATCCCAAAGAATCCTTAATCAAACCCCGAATAATAGAGGATCTAGGCTTAAGCATCCACTTAGGATAGTAGTCAGAATGGTGTCCAGAATATGCGTCAGAGATTTCCAAGAAGAAGTTAATAACATCAATCGCTTCTACAATATTCTTCAGTTTCAACACCTTAACTACGTTAGATCTGCGGTCAGCATACATCTCAAACTGGATTACTGTAGGATCCGTGAGCTTGAAATACATCTTGCCATATATCTTTGCGAGCATATATTTGTCGTACTTACGAATATCCTTATAGAATTTACGCAAGTAATCGGTAAAGTTGATTTTAATTAAGTCTGTTCCAGGATCAATCACGACCATCGTAATTTACCTCCGGATCATCATAATCTGCTTTTACAAAACGTGAGTTTGTAGCCAACAGTACCTTACCAAGTTCACGCCAATATACTAGAGAAGGTCTAACGATAGGAATAATATTATCGCCATCAACCATGCTAGCATAGTCAGTCTTAATAATATCATCGAAGTCAACATCAACACCTTTACTAAACAAGTAACGACGGATTTCAATGTGTTGAGGAACGTCTAAAGCATCCTTTAGTAACCCGCGCATCCAGCGTACTTTTGGTTCAAACATCCATTCTGGCATAAGTGCCTTGTCCAAACGATATGCGCTTTCAGCAAGCATAGTAAAGAAATTTACGACCTGCACAAACATATCCGGAGTAAGTCCATATAATACCTTACGATCGTATCTGTAACCATAGAAACGGTATTTGAATTGGACCTGGGTTGGATTCGAGATGTTGAAATACATAAAACATTCAATCTTCTTGAAATAATCCAAAGCATCTGGACGATGTAATTCGAAAAGGCGTGTGAAATATTTGGTTAAGTCGATAACATAAATGTCGTTTTGGGTAGTCATCTTAATACCTCCTATTTATAAACCTTACGCAGAAACTCGCGAATATCCAAATTCAGATAATCGCCTTTATGAATCTTTTTGAATTGGATGATGAGTTCACCATTAGAAATCTGAACTGAAGTGATCTGTCCATTGCGAGTATGTCCATTCCAATGAATATTTCCAGTAGCACCTACAGCAAATCGCTTAGTTACTTCCGTAACGTCCACAATATCGGTTAGTCCCACAGAAATATCATAGACGTCTCCGCCAGGATTTTCTGGATCAGTACCGATAGAATAAATAGGATCGTTAACCTTAAGAAGCTCGGTATCAATACTTACGATTTTATCAAGCTTAGATAAGCGATCGCCGAATACAATACCCTTATATTCTACGAAGTGATAGATAACAAGATTTTCAATATATGGCGTGATAGCGTTTAACAAATAAACGCGGTTATCTTCATGATGCCATGCACACTCTTCAAACGTATATACGACGCTTGGTTTGTTGTTTGGAATTTCGAAAGGAAACTCTCCATCCACCTTGGGCATACAAATCTTGATGTCGTTTCGGTTGCGCTTAACCCACATAACATTTTTTAAATCAATATCTTTAACTTCTACAGACATACCATACCTCCTTAAATAACCTCACGGACAATCAATCCGTGTTCACGCAAAATAGGTTTAAGATCAAAGTCTTTACCCACCATAATAACATCTTCACCAGGTTTAGTCTGATGAATATCGAACCACAATATGAAGTTCTGTTTCATAGGCTCATTGTCAAACACCAAAATCTTACGATTATGATGTCGCCATTGTTCCAAATCATTAGATGCTAGGCCTAGATGAATAATCAAAACGTTTTGAATACCATTATCCACAATATGAACATTCCCTAAGGAAGGGATATTACCAACGAAGTCGACTTGGGAGGCACGAGAGCTAGCCAATATAGACGGTTGTTTAGCGATGTATAGCTTAACCATGTTCGCGTCGTCGGGGTATTCATTTGTGGTGAAATGAGCGTCGTATAAACTTCGCCAACCAATAACATAGTCCTTAGCCTCGATGGGATAGTGGTGACAGATACGTTTGTAATCCGCCACTGTCAAATATCCCATAGTCTTCAGAACTTTCAATAAGACACTTTTCAAATATGATGTCTTTTCCATACCAGACTTGAATTTCATTTACAGCTCCTTTTATTTGTTATCCCGCATAAGTTTAACGCCTTCTTCTAAGCGACGTACAAATTTACGATAGATAGCAGCATTCTTTTCTTTAAGTTCTTCAAGACGAGTTGTATCGTAGAGATCTGCGTTGTTCGGCACAATTTGTTTGAGGTGCATTGGATGGAAGAAAATATCATCAGATGCTTTAGGACTTGTATAGTCAAGAGCGCGTTTGTCGAATCCAAACATGTAGTCTT